TCATCGTTGCTGCTGTTAGTGTACTAGTCATTATTGTTCCTCCTCTCGTCCACGACGATCCGATGAATCGTCATTACTTGAATCAGCCTTCGCATTCGGGCCGGCACCCGAGAGGCTGGGTCTTCCTGGCCCCATTATAGGCGCAGGATTTAGGTCATTTATAAAGGTTGTTCCGTCATCTACGACAGCAAACTCCTCCAGAAGTTTTTCCTTGCTGATGGCATTCTTCTCGAATAGTTTCAACCAGATTTCGGGGTCATAGTACTTCTTGAATACTAATCTGCACTCTGCATCTGTGATATCAGGGAAAATCTGCGTTTCAAAGAACCTTGCAACGGATCGTTGATATCTGGACAGCTGCCTGTCCGCTCTGATCTCCTGGCGGGCTATAATAGACTTATTTGCTCCCGATTGCTCTATTATACCAACTGACATAATGAAATTCATCAATAGAGATGAAATTACCGGCTCTAAGTGAGCCATTACCTCGAGAAGGCGACTGTCACGTGAGCCCGAACCCAGGTTACCCATATACCCCACTTCGTGGTGCGCATCTATCGCTATAACGCCAGTGGTTGCAGTCGCTATCTTTCCATATGCTTTCGCCAAATTATCCAGAGCCGTCTTCTTATCCACATCCGTGTCCAGACCGCTCAGGTCTGCACGAATGACTTTTAAGTTAGCCGCGTTCTGTTTTAGTGAAGCCAAGATATCCCTGTCGATCATTTTCATCGCCTTGATGATATGAAAACAGGAACGCCCAAAAGCAATGCCATATGGAGATCGTGGATCCCTTCTGACCCGACAAAGCGCAATTTGTTCATTGCGGTAGTCCTCCATATTATCGATCCGCCAGGTTGGTAGCTTTACCATAAACCTGTTGTCCGATTCAACTGTCACTTCGAGGAATCGAGTATCTTCTCGTTCATTCACACTTAGTGACGATGGTTGACTTGCAGATGCCTTGCCCCGTACGGCAGTGGGAGCATCTATGTCCTTCAGACGGATAAGGCGACCGTTCATTGCCTTTATTTGACGAAGTTCGCCGTCGACCCAGTACTTTTTCAATGCACCGGTGCCTTCACGAACCACATTGAGCCCCATTAACTCAATTTCATCATAGGCCAGAGGATCGACCGTACGGAAGAAGGATCTCACAGTATCCGCACCCTCTCCAACAAAATAGAAATCCGTGAAAAGTTCCCCGACAAGATAGTCTACTAAAAAGGAGAACCATTCATTCTCCTGATATTCGACGAGTCTATCGTCGTAAAATTTGAACTCTTCGACGTTTCGATAGTCCTTCGATTTAGTCTGATAGACATCGAAGTCCTCGTCGGAAGTCAGCGCTTTACTTCGATCAGAGAACCAGCCCCCAAAAAAAGATTTTACGTCTTTATCAGCCATAGACGCTCCAATATTTAGATTTGGAACGGTGTCCCATCTTCATTTATCAAAATCTCCTGTTCCAAGTACGGTGTCCGTTTATCTACCCACAGAATTCGTCCTTCCTTTCCCACGAAGCTAACGATGTAACCATACTTTTTGGCATATGTTTCCAGTGCCCAGTGCCCATCGCCGAAATATTGAAATCCCTTAATGATTCGGTGCAATGTTCCCAGGGGAATGCCCAACTTTTCCTCAAGTATTCGGTAGCTCTGGTACTCAGTGTGGTTCTTATAGCACCAGGCAAGAATTGCAATGCAGTCATTTTCAAGATTTCCAAACCGTTTTATGTGTTTCTTCATCCTTGCACTCCCCAAGCCTTAAATTCCAGTAGTGGCTGCACCATTTTTCTCGATAGAGCCAGGCAACCAAGCGCCATACTGTCTAAAAGATCGATCGTACCACCCACAGGCTCTTTGAACTTTAAATAGTTTGCGGTGCCCTGAACCCTCTGCACTTGTACGTGCTCGTGTTCCATCCTGAATTTAGTCCAGAATGGTTCAGTTCCCGGTAGCTTTAGTCGGCCATCCATAATGATCTGTCTGTAATTCTGCAGCATCTCGTGTTTATAGGGCCCGGTCAGCCACACACCCAGAACTTCCTTCTTTGCGGCAGTTTCGTTCGAATATATCCTGCTTCTCGGAATTGCATCGTAGCTCTTGCACAATTGGGCTGTAATCTGGATGCCCGCAGCCGTCGCATCAGGAAATATACGGTACAACTGCCCCTTGTACATTTTAAATATCTGTTTTATGCGATTTATGATGGGATCGTAGTCTCTGGTGCCTAAATCGGGCGGTGCAGGGGATATTTCTTCCCAAAATACCAGCCTTGCTACTCCATTAGCAACAGAAAATACGGTTATCTGGGTCGGATTCAAAAGCAATCCATAATCTATGCCCATAACATATTTTATTCCTGGGAGCGGTTTAATTTCGAGCGGATATTCTCCGTCCAGACAGGCGTTCAAAAAGAGTTTCGGGAAGAATTTTCCGGCCGCCTTGGGGAATTCTCCCATATTTTCGGCCACAAAATCCTCATTCAGCATACAACACTTGTTGCATTTCCATCCATCTATCTCAGCGTCCTCGTCATAGCTGTGTAACGCACATATACCCGTCTTTAATACCCACTGACAGGGAATGTGGAGCCGTTTAAAGCGATTCTGTGCATAGGCACGTGTAATACATCCCTGATCGATTGCTTCCCATATATTTATGTGGTGAACACCATAGGTCTCGGGCTCTTCCTGATATGCTTCCCATTCCAGCTCCAATTCAGGGTTTGCGATGACCTTTGGGGTACCAACCATTATCATTTTCTTTTTTGAGTATGCATCTGCCATCATATCATCAATGACAGTGATCCGAACTTCTTTAGTTACCAACTCAATCTCGTCAACCACAAAAAGGCTGCCTTTATTACCGCGTTTGGTATCTGCTTTCTGACTCTGGGCCAGGTTCGAAGCCACAACTTCTGACTCATTTCGCGCAAAACGGATATATTCCTTGCCGTATGTCCCACGGCTACCAATCGGTGCACTAAGTTGTACATATTCCTGCATCAGGTAAGGGCAACGTTTGAGCGCCTTCCAGATGTCCTCCATAATAAAGAGCTGATCTTGCGTCGGTGCAAAGATTACAGCTCTGGTGGACGAATCCTTGCACATTTTCCACAGCACATAGGCGCTCAAGAGCGCGCTTTTTCCAATCTTGCGCGGCTCTATGAATAGATTGATGTCCCTTTTTTCGAACGTACTCGCAGCTTCGGACTGCCAGGGACTCGGAAACATCGGTTTCCTGTTATCCAGGCGGACGTACGTTACACAAAAAAGGTCGAAATCTTCCAGGACTAGCTCGTGAAAGTGCAGGTCTGACTCGGCTCTCTCGGCAACGTCTACTAATCTCTGGAAGATCCCATAATTGTGGTTGAACCTCTGTTCTGTGTAAGATTCATCCTCAACTGTCTTTTTCGCGTCGAGCAGAAGTTCGCTCAACTCGAACATTCTACTTTTTTGCTTCCTTTGATAGGTCTCTAATTAATTTCTTTACAGTTCCCTGTGCCTTGTCTTCCGTGTGGTCGAACGTTGACAGGATAACCTGTTTCAGAATCTCGTCCTTGACGTGCTTCTCAGCTACTTTAGTCAGCTTTTCACGCATCAATGGAGTCAAATTCTTCTCGTAAAGTTCGAGAATCTCATCATCATACTTACCAATTAACTTTGTTGCAAAGAATCGGAACTGAGGAACGTATAACCACGCTACTGCGCCCATTCCCAGGGCTACAACTGCGAGTAAAATCAATTCCTGACTTCCCATTATAGTATCAATAAGACTATCTGCATCACTTGTTGTGTTGTTCATTGTCTACCTCCTTATATTCGATATCGAGTGGTTCTTCTTCTCGTTTCCACTCAAGTTTAACTTCTCCATCTTCCCCTTTCAGTTCCAGTAAAACCTGTTTGGCCGCCCCCACGGAGTCCGAGATCACATCTCCTCTCTTCGAACGCAATAAATAATTCAATACATACTCGTTCATCTTACGTAGACGATCGTTGGTAGTTTCAAATTGCGCTAGCTCCTCTACGGACTTATCGTACGACCATTCATCATATTTCTCCAGTTGCATTAATACTGCTGCAACTCGAGACGTTTCTATAACACTAAGGTTTAACGAAGGATCGCTCTGTAACTCTTCTAAGAAGAATCGGTAACGTTCGTAATCTATGGGAACCTGACGAATTTTCTCTACCAGGGCAAGAGGATTCTTGGTTGTAAGTGCGTTTATAGACGCATACTTTCGTAAACCGTGCTCCTCTTTGTGGTGCTTCATATTATCATCTACATATATTTAGAGCTATTTAAAGATGCCGGCGTTATCTATTAAAAACGACTTTGAGAATTCAACTCCCGACTTCACTCACCTATGTAGAGGGGAAAGGATACTAGGTGGCGCCGATATATGGGTAGATATAGCGGTAACTATTCGTTAAGGTTATATCTATTTCCCCCTCTTAAAACTATATATAGGGGGGGCTATATGTGGTCGTATGGACAAAGACGACCGAGCTGAACAGACGCCAGATGAATACCCAGACACTCTGATTGGGTTCCTTAACCTACTCAAGTGCACAACGTGTGGTAACAAGCGGGTGGAGCTAGAGGAGAAGGGCTGGATATGCCTGACGTGCGATGATGGAGAGGGG